ATTGGGTTATCAACGGGCTTGATAATCTCTTGAGCGATAGCGTTAGGAACAAGGAAGCCACCCGCAGTATTTGGGTTGACTTGCTGAGCGGCTCGGATTTGTGCAAGCTGGCTGTTGTCACCTCGAAGGTAACCTCTCCATGCTCGAACAAGTGCGTCTTCTTGCTTGCTGTCTTGTGCAACGCCACCCATGATGGAAGGGTTGTTACCCTCTGCCATTTGGAAGGATCGTGCTGAGTCGATTTGGGAGCGTAGTTCAAGCTCCTTCTTTGCGTCGAGCATATCGGCAACTGCCTTGTCAAAGCGGGCTTCCACGTCAGCGGGCATTACTTTCTTGCCGGCGTATTCGCTTCGGGTCGCATCAACAAAACTTACCGCTTCGCTCAATATCTGGTTGAGTTCTTGGTTAGATTTCATCTTAGTAGTTTCTCCAACTGGGCAAATTTTACCGATTGAAGCTCTTGAACCGTTGGCTCATTTGCTCGGGTTAGTAGTTCATCAAGATTGCTCCGAATAGCTTCCAACCGCTCAAGGGTCGCTTTGCCTAGTGTCTTGTCTTGAGCTTCTCGAAGTACGAGTACCTCGGTCGCTCTGGTTGTGACCATCTCAACCGCATCAAGAACGGAGGAGAGTTCGTCTGCGAAGGATTTGCCAGCATGAGCACCCTTCAAACTGTTTCGGACTTCCGAGGCTTCCGATTCTGGAACCGCCGGGAAGTTGACTTGGCTTACTTCATATACTTTAGCTAGCCTCATGATTAAATAACATTCACGGTTACACTTGCGGATGGACTCGACATTGAATAGGTTCTTGTCCATGCCCAATGTATCAACCATTCGGAGCATCTCTTCCCCGTTCTCAAACTCGAGGTAGTCGCCGATTGTGAAGCCGATAGAGAGACCCACCTTCTTGCCAGCAGCCAATCTTTCAAGAGCCACGGTGCGGGCATCCTTAGCGGCTGGGGTGCTATGGTATTCCACCTCGACCTCAACACCCATCCCGTTATCGATGGCGGACTTGATATAGCCAATGGCGAGATCGTCAGCATCATGAGATTCAAGGAAGGAGCCGTTCGCTACAAAGTCTGGAAGTGCGGCGGTTGCGGAGCCGGGAGCAAACACCGAGCAGTAACTATCCAGTTCCCCGTACTTAAGTGCCATGCCCTTGAGTCCACCGTTAGAGGCTTCTGCCCCTTCCATGCGGAGTTCAAATTGTCTTTCTTGTCTTGTATTGAAATTCATTTGTAAAGACTTCTCTTCTTTTATGACGGATTCGTACGCCCTTTTGAACCATCTCATACCCGGCTCGCCTCCCCAAAGAAGGGCGGCCACCATTGCGGGGCTGTCCTCTGGCTCATCCAAGAAGCGGGCATTTCTTCCCCACCATCGGTTACCCTTGCGTATCTTTGCCTCGGTCTGCTCCTCACCTCGTGCCATTGAGCGAGCTTCTTTGATTGTGGCTGGCTCAAGTCCGTCCCCGCCCTTACCTTCCTCAAACATCTGAAGCCCACGCTTACACGCTCTCTGCACTCCTACGGGTGGAACCATTATATTCTCTGACATCTTCAATCATTCTCCAAAGTTACGGGTTTTATCGTCTGCACCTTCTTACCGCCTATCTCGAATTCAAGGTGGCACTTACAGTTGCCAAGGCAAGGGGTGTCACAAGCTCCCGGTGTTGTAAAGAGGTCATCCTTGAAGTACGGCGAGATGCTTGCCAGCCGTGGACAATCAGAACAATGCTTTTCAGCACCTCCCAGCACCCAAGTTATTTCTGTTTCGAGATCAAGATTGTCTACCGAGGCTTGAGCACTTATGCCCCTCGCCTTGCCCATATACAACTTCTGGCGGTTCAAGATTTGGTCAAGCATTAACTCGCCGTCCTCGTCCGTGTATCGCCCGTCAAGGATGTCATCAATAAACCCTTGAAGGTATTCGGCGTCATCGTCTGCAATCGCTCTGGCTGCTAGAATGTCCAACTCCTCAAAGCTGGTCGGGTCAAGGCTTACCAAGTCCCGCCCTATCCAATGAGAGTTGGCGTTCGCTTGGAGTATAGCATCAAAGAAGTTGTCTGCCCATGCCTCAACGTTGCCACCGTTTACCAATCGCTTGCTTGCGTTCTTAGCGGTGTTCCAGTTGAAGTTCAGCATATCGGCATACCACTTTTGATAGCTCCGACCGGGCTTATCAAAGGCGGCTGGCATCGCACGAATTTCTACCACCTTGGGTATAAAGGTGAGCTTCCTTGCGGTGCTTTCGGTGATATGGTTACAAGGCATCAGCTTTCGAGTTGGATGTCTTCAAGCCGTCTAAACTGGCTCTTATCGTACTTCTTAATGCTTCGGGTGGTCGGGAGTGGGCTAGCTAGGGCGTTCATGTCGAACCACGTCCGAGGGTCTGTAAGGTCTTCTTGGAAGCCGAGTGCCTTTCTGAATTCGCCACGGGTAGAGGCTCCCGCCTTGAACGCCAACTCTGCCCTTGTGTACTTGGCGGTGATGTCCTCATCAAGTTCTCTATACACGCTTGGGTCGAAGGCAAGGAACTCGTTCGCCTTGAGCCCAAGCCCCTCATCAGCAAACGCCTTGTCAAGGGTCGCTGAGATAACGGAGAGCAAGGATAAAATTGTGTCCTCAATAAATATCTCTCTGGCTTCTGAGATGTTGTTATATGTCTTACTGTCTGAAGGCAAGCCAACAATCATAGGGTCAACACCGAGCGAGGCAAGAAGCTCGGTCATAGTATGTACCTTTTGCTCAATGGCTTTAATGTCGGTCGGTGACATTGCAACCCGTGTAATCTCGAACGCTCCCGGCAAATCCATCGCTTGCCCTCTTCGGTCACGGCTGAAGCTCTGCCAACGATCACGCATAGACTTTCTTTGCTCTTGCGTTGGCTCCATTGCATTAGGGTCTTTCGGCGAGAATATGACGCCGGGGATACCCATATTGGTCATCAATGTTGCGGCGTAGTTGCTCGCCTCGTTATCGGTGACCACTTGGCGAAGTGCGGCCATCAATGGAGACATTCCCAAAGCCGGGTTTGCCACGTCTACCATGCCGTCTCGAAAATGGATAATCTCAGAAGGAGCGGCGTAGAACATCGCACCCCCTCCGTAAGGGGTTATCTGGTATCGGGTGATTAACTCGTTCCCGTTGTTCGGTGTACCGTCAATATGTATATCTGACTTCGGTACAACTTGCCAAGGCATGAGCGGAGCCAATCCAATAAGAAAGCCCGTCTTGCTACGTCTCTTGAGAAGGTAGGCATTGCCGTACACTTTGAGAGGGCAAGCAATCGCTTTAAGTATGGTTGCCTCATCTATCCCCGGCATCGGTGCGGTAAAAGAGAAGAGCCGAGGGTCTGGCTTGTAGACAATCGAGCCGTCTGGGTTAACTGTCTTTACCGTTAACTTAGCTTGTGCCACCTTCTGAGCGATTTTGCCGAGTCCGATAGCTACCGTGGAATTGCTCTCAATCTGACCCGCCTCGGTTCGCCAGTTGCGGTCTGTTGCCCCGTATCTGAGGTAGCCACCCATTGTCGAGGTTCCACCGACAAAGGGTAGCCCGGTAAATTGTTGGTCTCGGTTCCGAGGCTCCCGCCCGACTGCTCTAATTTCAAGTCCAAATAATCTCATGCGTTACCAATTCCAAACATTATTGCTACTCACCAATTCATTAAAGGCTCCCGCTAAAGCGTCCACTTGGTCATCATGCTTGCCCGTGGGGAATTGCCTAAGCTCTTCTATAAAGGCGGTGTTCCAGTTAGCCCTAATAAGAGAGACGTTACCACCGTTGAATTGTGATGCAATACCATCCGCTCTCGTCTCCTTACTCCCCGTCTCCCTTACCGCTTTGGCATTGTAGCCACTCAAGAGGCGAAGATAAGCAAGTGCTTGGTCTTTACCCGCCGAGCCGGGGTCTTCTGGTACTACCACCCGAACCGATACCCCGTCTTGCCTTGCGGTCGCTAACATCCTCTGGTTTCTCGCATCGGTTCCCTCTTGAAAACGTTGAACGTCGAGGACATAATACCGCCCGTTCGCATCCTTGCCTACCAGTACCCCCGCCGTATAGTCACCCTTTCCGCTACTGGCTGCAACGTCCCACTTCCGCACCCGCTCCACCATCGGAGGCAGTTCCCGCTCATCAATAAAGCTCGCTCGGTCTACCTTGAATATCGCACCATCTCGAAGGCTTGGGTTACCTTGGAAGAGTGCTTGAAAGTTGTACTCGCCCATCTGCCTTCTGACGGCCTCAAGGAAGTTAAGGGGCTTGACCTCCGGCCACAACGCCTCACCCTCAGCCCTTCCGAGCGGGTCGTTCTCTTCCGCAATGGCGGGAAGGTTAATGAACGTCCAGCTATCATCTCCTTGAGCCTTGAGCCGTCCAATCAAGTCATCATGATGCCAACGGGTCGCAATCACAAAAGCCTTCGTTCGAGGGAAGAATCTCTGAACTACCGAACCCGTCCACCAGTCCCAGATGTTATTCCGCTCGGTCTCGCTCTCGGCTTGCATCCTATCTTTTATCGGGTCATCACATACAAGTAAGGATATAGGGTTGATACCCGTTGGAGCTGAGCCAACACCACGAGCAACCAATCTCGCACCGTTGGTCAATCTCCACTCGCTCATCGCATTGGAGGACTCGTCAAGTATGTTTAACTCTTTGGCAAGCTCTCTGGCGGGTCTGCTGAGGTTACGGTCTGCGAAGTCTTGAGAGTATCCCGTGAACACTATCGCATCTTGCGGGTTCCTCATCCCCCAATAGATGGGTAATCGGGTGGTTATGGTCTGGCTCTTGCCATGTCCCGGTGGAAGAGAGATAGCTACGTTCTGAAACTCACCCTTTATGGTCTTGTCTACGATCTCGCATAAGTACTCAACGTGGCGAGGATAGCTATAATGTTTCGGCTTCTGGGTCTGATACCATTGGCTGAACGTCAAGGGCATCGCTTGAAGGTGGTTCAGTAGTTCCTCTTGCTCTTGCAAGGTTAATGAGCGAAGCAATTCTCTCAATTCGCTCGGATTCGGTAAGCCCTTGGAGTGGGTTGTCTCCGCTGGTTGCGTCAATTTGTTGGAGTCCTCCATACTTTCCTAAAAGGTCAAGAGCCTTCATGTACTCGGCTGGGGTGCTTGCCTCATCCATTATCTGTAGAAGGCGAGGTATTCGGCTGTCGAAAGCCTCAGCACACGCCTTCCGAATCTCGCTCTTGGGTCTGCCGCCTCCTCTGTTTCCAAAGTTGCTACCTTGTTTTAATGCTCCTCCGTGAGCTTGTGGAGTTAATCCTTCACCGAAGTTTTCACCGGAGTTTTCTTGGCTCATAAACTTAAGACGATTTTACCCGCCTACTATTTTCTGAACTCAGCAATCAAGCGGTCGGCAAGTACACCTTGACCCGCTAGAATCAACGCAACTCTGAGCTGGTCGCAGACCATGATAATCCGCTCGCCATCTTCTTGAGATACCTTTACCACGAATACCCCAACGTTCTTGAGTAGACCGCCAAGGTTGAATCCGATACGAAAGTTTGCGTTCATAGCTGACCCATACCTAGCCCCGTTAAGGCTCCGCTCACCGCACCCGCTAGCCATCTTTTGATAGCTAAGGCATAGTTGAAGTGCTCCATTGCCTCGTTGCTCTTCCAAGCGTTGAGGTCAACTAAAAACGCCGATACAAAGCCGGACAAAGCCCCGGCAATTATTTTCTTTACTAGTTCATTCATTGTTAGGTTCCCTTACAAGATAGCCGTACATTGTACGGTTACTGTCTGCTCTTTGCCGACATAAAACTCTCTCTGTGACAATTCAAGTATAACCCCTCCAAACTGCTGAGGGGCAAGATTCCACGCTTGAGCATAACTCGGATTGGTTCCCGCCTCTGTTCCGTAGGTCGAGAGATAGCTACCAGTCATAATACAAGTGACTTGTTTGGTTCTCGCCTCGTTCCTCTTGGTGCGGTATTCCATCTTGGTTGCGAGGTCAACAAATTTATTATGCTTGTGTCCAATCCAAAGTGCGTCTACGTCTCCTTGCCACGCTAACATACGTTGAAAGTCAATTATCCCCTTAGTGACTGGAGCCGCCCCACCCGCTCCGTGGTGGCGGTACATCAAGAAGTTTGTTAAGCGGGTCTGCCTCTTGAGTGTCACGTTCCAGTACCCACACCATCCGCCCGCCTTTATCTCAACGCCGGGAAGCTGATTCAAGCGGTAGAGCAAGATAGACATCACGTCTATATGATGCCTCTTGCTGACGTGGGCTTCGTGGTTGCCTATGCCGATAAACTCAATTAAGTGGGCATACGGCTTCAAGAACTCGTAAGCCATTTCTATGGCGGCATCAATAGGTTTAAGTCCACCTTGAAGCAGTTCACGATCAAGAGCGTCAAGGTCGAACCGCTTAAGGTCTGAGGGAAGGATAAAATCAAAGACATCGCCGTTTATCCCGATTCGGCAGTTGCTGGCAGCCATTCTTTCGAGGTCGTACTTGAGTGCTGGCTTGACCATGCAAGAGGCTCCGAAGTGGAGGTCTGAAAGTAACCCAAGTCTTGCTTTTGGCTCTTTGGCGGTTATCTCAAGAGTGGTCTTGATATTGTTAATGGGCTACCCCCGCTTTCGGTCGTCGAGGAGAATGTCTATCTTCGCCTCAATTTTTGCCACTTGAACGGCGAGACCGCTTAGCCCTTCCGAATCCTTCTCAAGCTGTACTATTCGTTGGTGCAATTTCCCGCCCCCGAAGATACCTAGAATAACGGTTGATAACCAGCCGAAGGTACTTGAGAGAAAGCCAGATAGCCCGGTGAAGAAGTCGTTACTTGGTGGTTCAGTTGCCATAGTTAATTATCCTAGTGAAATAAAATGCGTCCATGAGTTTCTGAGGCGTGTTCTTCGGTAGCACCCTCCGCCGTCTCTCTGGTTGCCAGTCGCTCCCGGCGTGGTGTTGCCCTCAATAGACATGATGCTTGTGATCGTGAGGTCGGTGACTATCCCGATATGGTTACCCGTTGACCGCTTCCAGAGGCAAAGGTCTCCACGCTTGGGATTGCTTGTAACTCTCCCTTCCATCCTTGCCCACGTCAGCCATGAATCAACGGCGGCAGAGGCTCGATCGGTGGGGCCAGCGGTGAACCCCGCTACATCGCAACAAAACTCAATGAACGCCGCACACCAAGGATAACCCTCGCCTAGCTTGACACCCTCAAGTATCGCCTCCACCCACTCGCCCTTATTGTTCCCGCCCACCTCTCTTACTTGGATGTCATCAGCGAGAACGGCGGCGGCAAGAAGTACTCTTTCTGGGTTGGGAAGCTGGTTGTAGTTTTGATAACGCCGATTCAAGATGGCTCGAACCTCGGTAATTGCTTGGGCGTTATTCATGGGAACCACTATAAAAGACTGAGAAACTTGTATAAAGGGATTCGCTATCACGGTCTGAGCGGGCTATTTTGAGTAGCCAATAGCAAGGCGATGTCCAGATTTTACGCTACTTTTACTTTTTTTCAACAATTTTTCACAATATAGTATCTTTATGAATAAGTATAGTCTATAATAATTATGTAGCCAATGAGGTTACACGGAACAAACGAAATGAACAACAAAAGTAGAAACACAGATTGCTCACGATGCGGCAAAACTCTTCAAGCTCTTGAAGGTGGATTTTG